TAACATCATGATATGCGTCCACAAGACCAACCTCCATATTATCTGAACCTGGAAGTCTATCAGACCTAAAGATTAATTTTTCATGGTTAGACATTGTAGTATGTGGAACAGTATTAGTTAAATTTTTATATGTTGTGGAAACAGTATAATAGTGAAAATGTTTATCAATATTTTTATCAAACTCTTTTTTCGTGTATTGATATGTACCACCCTCAACCCTACCTTGTGATGGACCGTTATGACTAATTTCAAATTCATTTTGTGATTTAGTTTTACCATCGTTTTCGTTATAACCATTCACACTCGGTGCAAACGCACCCCCATCTAAATATGATTTAATTTGTTTATCAATAGATGAATAGGTTGTAGTGGCTTTTGAATCAAATGAATTGAATTCAGAAGATTTTACACTGAATAAAAAGGATTGATTAAATAATTTATCATTATTATTTGTTGTTGAAGACCAATTAGAACCTGACCTTAGATGGTGTGGTTGTGGAGTTTTTTCATCTAATTTCCATGATGAACCATTACCGTTTGGTTGTATTGGATGATTTAAGTAATATTGACCTTTTATTTTTATATTAGAACCTAAAAGCTCCGTTAAATCATATTCTATTTTTTGTTTTGGAGTGTAAGGGTCAACACCTCTTGTTAAGATAACAAATTTAAGATTTTCATAACCATCAAATTGTTTGATGGTTTTTTTAATTATTTTGTATTTTGTACTATTATGTTTACATATATAAGCACTATCTTTATTAAAGATATAATCATTAATAATTGAACTATTACCAACAATATTTTCAATATTTCCTAAAGTAGTTGCAGTAACTACTTGAAAATATTCTAACCCTGTTTTGAAGTTATAGGTCATACCTGTCACATCTTCATTATATAAATCAAGTACACTAGTTTTAGTTACCCCGTTTTCATCAATATACCTAACAGTTTTTGGTATGTATGCCGATGAATTATTTTCAACAGAACCTGTTATGGAATCAGTATCGTATTGATTTTGTGTTTGACCACTAATGTTAGGGTCATTTATTAATTCTAAATCGTTAAAGGTTATAAGTTGACCTGGATTATAACTGCTACCGTCTCTACAAACCATGATTAACGGCATATCAGTAAAAGTATTTCGACCATTAGCATAACTTAAAGTACCATGTTCATTATTAACAATTTTTGTCGTTATTCTATTTGGTTTGTTGTTAAAGAAATAACGTGACCTTTGATTTAATAAGTTTAAAGATTGACCCATTGAAATTGTGTCTGTTGCCCTCCATCTATTAAAGGTAACATTATTCATTTCATTAGTTTGATAATATAGAGGTGTTTTAAACCATATAGGTTCTGACTCATTATCCAACCCATCGGGTATTCCTTCTTCATAACCAGAATAAACCTGAACTAAATATTCGTCTTCAACTTCACTATCACCACATTTAATTTCATTATATCTAAAATAATTATTAAAATCTGCCAAGTCACTTGCTAAAACTTGAGGTTGCTCAACTGGTTTTGGGTTTTCTTCGGTACCGACTGCACTTCCACCATTTGCAGTTGACTTACAAGGACACGACTCACAATCAGGATATGTTAACATTGGTAATGGTAGATTGGTTATTGGATTTTCAACCTTCTCAGGTAATAAAGGTTCTCTACAATCGCTTTGTTTTACCTTTTTACTAAAAAATGCAACCGCAGGACATATAAGAAAATAAACTAAATTTATTAACGGTCTAAGAGCGTTTATAAAAAATATAATTATTTCCGCAATAAAAGATAAGAAGTGAGCAACAATAATTAGTAATAATATGACAGGTGTGAATATTAACAAAATAAAAGACATTAAAGAATATAAAAAGTCGAAATTTCTTTGTGCTTCATTTGTTGGAAATTTATTATTTTCTGTAATACAATCTCTATCTGTTATATTTTTTATACCTAAATGTTTTTGTCTATTAAATCCCCATTTAAAACGGTCTAAATGAGCCGCGGTTGTATATACCTTATTAAAGGTAAACTGATAGAATGTATCCTCACATTTTATGGCTGCAGCTTTGTCTTCATAATCGTTCCAATCTAAAGAAAACGCATATGATTTATTAAACTTACCTTCAGGTTGATTACCATAATCACTACTAGGGTCTATATCCCAGTGTTCTTTAATATTTGGAATTAGGTAATTAGCTCTTAAAATATCATTATCTAACCCACCTTCATTCTGCCATTTAACTTTAAATCTGTATTTGGCTTTAGTTGGTATACCCACCCTTGGGTCATTAGAAGTTACTCTTTCACCAAACTCATTTGTAGTTATATAATTAAGATTCATCGGTAAATCTACTAACCAAGTACCGTTATCATCAATAACATTACCACCCTCTTCTAATTTATATTCTTCCAACACAGGGTCACCATTTTCATCAACCTCAATAGTCTGTCTAATCGCTAAAACCTGACCAGGACCTACAGTTAAATCACACAGATTACCAGTGTCTTTTTTAGGTCGGCAACTCGCCTTTAAAAAATCTTCTTCACTTGAAGATATAATTGAACCCATAAACACCGAGTGAGGTAATATTTCAATACCTCTCTCTCTTAAATCAAAATCGGCTCTTGTGATGCCCACGTCACACACATCATCAGCACCCCAAAATGACGACACATCAATGTCTTTAACATCGTGTAAAATCTGAGGTAGTGAATCAATATTTTCAGATGCTTTAAATAGTTGACCATCAAACTGAGCAGGTACACCCATACCCATTCTAATAAGGTCTGAAGGTCTAAGTGAGAACTCACCCATGTTAGATAAGTCCAAATCCATTACCAATTTCTGTGCACCCAATGGTACACCAACAATCATAAAGTCACCAGATTCATTTGTTCTTACTGAATACTTATAATACTTTTCATATACATGAAGAACTTCTTTTCGTGTTAAGACATCCTCATCCGTTGGAAACGTACCTGTTGCGGTATGACCATAATACTCATTTTCATAAGGTAATAGGTTATACCTAAACCCGTCTTCGTTTTTACTTTCAGGAGATTTAAATGGATATATTGTTGAGATAACAGGGTCGTTCTCATCAATTTGGTCAATAGGAACAAAAATAGATATGTGAGCATTTGGTATACCCACACCCCCATTGGCAATTACACGACCAACAACCACACCGTAGTCAGCACAGAATTGTGTGTATAAATCTTCTTGTCTTAACTTTAAAGACAATATCTCTAAGAAATCAAACTCTTGGTCAATCTTTATATTGATATTTTTATCAACACCAGGTTCAGTTCTAATTCTGATTGATTTTGGCATAATAAGTTTTTAAGATAAATAGTTATTCATCTTAATTTTAATTTGATTTTAAGAAAAGTATATGGTAGTAATTTATGAGAAATCAGTATTTGACAAAGTCTTCACCCTAACAACGACATCACTTTCAATAAATCTTATCTGATATACCTGATTAGGTTCAGCATAAATGGTGTCATCAATTAACTGTATTTCTTTGGTTTCACTGTCTACATATCTTTGTGATGTTTGTGAATTTGAATACCTACCCCCCACATTATTAAAGACTTTTAAATCTGCCAATGAAATCACACCTGGCATATTTTGAATTATTCTTCTAATATCAGAAATGTTTACATTTGTACCCAACTGTTGTTTTTGTGGTGTAAAGTAATCGTTTACCCCATCAATAACATTTGTGATAACCTCTCCCTGATTTTGTGTTGAATCAATAACCACAGAAATATCAAACGTTAAATCAATAACATTTGCTGTGGTCACCTGAATATAATCATTTATCATTCTATAGTGTGATAAATAATTGGCAATATTTTGTTTTAATGTATTTGAAACTGAATCTGTTAATTTACCCTGTGGGTCATACGATAATAGTTCAATTTTAATTTTATTATCTTCTTCAGTAATTGCGGCTTTCGCAGGTGCACCAAATCTACTCGGCATTGTTCTAACCAACGAATTATAATCATTGATAGTTACTGCTCTCTTTTGTGCCGCAAAGTTAAAGGAAACCATGTTACGTACCTCCTCAGTTGTTGGTAGGTCTCCACCACCAATAGCAGCTGTAACATTTGTACATCTTAAACTATTAATAACATTTTGATTGATAGTGTCTGATGGTCCCTTAACGTCAAATCTCGTTGTACCAAATTGAGTGATAACATTTACACCAACATTAGATGACTTACCACCACCAATTCTATATTGTACAAACAACGTAGTATTTGGTTTTACAGTAACACCTAAACCAATATTATTTTGATAATCTTGAATTCTTAATGGTACCCCTGTTCTACTGAACTCTTGTAGTTGTTCCTCAGGTGTTGTTGTACCACCACCAAAAGTAATCTTACAATACCCCTCAGGTGTAAACTCAGATACGAACCTGTTTTCAGTTTCAATGTACTTACCAACTTTAATACCTGGTTGGTCCGAAGGCTTTGTAGGGTCCTCAACAAATATTCTACTCTCAGCCAATGCATCCACCTCGTACCATTTATCAGGTGAATTGATAAATTCACCATAAAGTGGTGGTGATTGATAACTAGTACCATCTTTTTGAATAATAGCATTAATACTAATAACATTTTTCTCAGGTAAGAAAAATTCAAAGAATGGTCTTACATCACTATTACTGATAACCTTTTTAAATGTTTTTGTTAAACCATTAACAACAACCTCTCTTTTAGTAATAGTATAATTAATAAGTCTATTGTTAGAATCAAAGTTAGGAATCTTAGTTCTGTTTGGATAACCATCACTATTGTATTGAGAACTAAAGTCGATGTCGTTTGGATTTTCAAATACCTGACCTGCACCAATAAATTGTGAACCCGCTCTCATAATACCCAAGTATCTTTCATCCTCTTGGTCACCCAATGCTGGTACCGTAATTGAAACGTCAACCAAAGCAATTGATGGTCTATTACCAGGTATCTTTAACCCGTAGGTTCTGGCTATATTATATATTGAAGATTTTTGTTGTGCATATTGTAAGACCGTTTCTTGAATACTACGGTCCATGTGATAATGTAAGTTATCACCAATCGCAGCATTTAAATCCATAAACACAGAATAAATTGATGCATCATTAAAATTAGCAATCAGTTCAGGGTAATACTGTTGAGTATAGTTTACCAGGTCCTGTCTTAACCCTGCGAAATCTCTTTCTGTGTATGATATTCTACGATTAGCCATATACTATTAAATATTAATTATTACGAAATCTTTAGATGAAAATGTTCCATTAACTATAGAATAATCTATTCTCAATTTCGCAGTGTACTCTTCAGTCCCTCGTCCTGGTATCTTAAAGATTTGGTTACCCAACTCTTCATAGTTAATTTCACCAGGTAATGGTTCAGAGTCTAAATATGGCTCAACAGTGATATTGTTTATTTGTAAGTTTGGTATGTATTTTTCAACCGCTTGTCTGATATCCGCTTTAATAGAATCAAATGTTGGACCATCTAATGGTTCAAAAATAAACTCATAAATTCGTGTGCCAAAATCAGGTAAATAATACCTACTACCTTTACGAGTTAATATTAAGTGTAACAAATCCGCCCTAATCTCATCCTCAGAAGTTTGAGTTAAGGTTACGTAGTCTCCACGTTCACTATCCCTAAATGGGAAAAATACACCATATGTTTTACCGTCTGCCATATTCCATAAATATAATCACAGGTTATTTTATCTAAACCCATAATAAAAAAGGTCAGACGTATCTGACCTTTTTTCCCTTCCTTAACCTCAGAAGATATTTTGAGTTTTCATTTCTTCTGATATTTTATCTATTATCCTTCACATGCCACACAGTGAAGGTCATTCAATCCCAACTTCTTTCTTGCGAAAGCTTGAGCTGAATTCATTGAGTGTTGGTAGTATAATGTCTTAACTCCCAACTGCCAAGCTTCAATAAGAAGTTTGTTAACATCCCTTGTCGGCATGTCAGGTGAAATCATTAAGTTTAATGACTGTGATTGGTCGATATAATCTTGACGAACCGCAGCTTGATTAATAATTGATGACTGATTAATTTCAGCAAAAGTTCTAAAGACTTCTTTCTGTTCATCACTCAAAAAATCTAAGTGTTGTACTGAACCATCGTTTTGTTTGATACTGTTCCAAACTGCCTTGGTATTTTGACCTAACTCATCTAATAACTCTTTAAGAACAGGGTTCTTAATGGTTACCTTCATCTTAGCAACATCCTTCACATAACAGTTGGACCAAATAGGTTCAATTGATTGTGATACTTGACCTAAGATAAACGCTGAAGATGTCGTTGGTGCAATAGCGTTCAACGTAACATTTCTTCTACCGTAACCTTTTAAGTATTCAGGTTCACCAAACATTGTCGCCAATTCTTCAGATGCTTTATAAGACTTTTCTTTGATAAGTTTAAATACCTCAACATTCAACCTTGCAGTGTCTCTTGTGTCAAATGGTAGACCTCTCTTTTGCAGAAGTGAGTGCCAACCCAATACACCAAGACCCAACGCTCTTTGTCTCTTAGCGAAGTTGTAAGCTTTCTCCAAGTAGAAGAAACCTCTCTTACCTTCGATAGTTCCGTTATCTCTGATGTCCTCAATCTTAGTTAAGAATTCAGTTACAACAGCATCTAAGAACATAGTCATAGTCTCAACCGCGTCTGTGTCTTTCCACTCATCATAGTGAAGAACATTCATTGATGACAATACACAAACAAATGACTCTTCTTCAGAGTTGTGAAGTGCAATTTCAGAACATAAGTTTGAATTGTAGATTGTAGCTCCTTTGTCTTTATAAACATCTACAGTCTTGTTGTTCATTGTGTCGTGGAACATAATATATGGGTAACCAATCTCCCCACGTCTTTGAATAACTTTAGCCCAAATTGCTCTCTTTTCATCATCACCTGCAATCATTTCTTCCATAAACTTGTCAGTCACAGTAACTGCGTGTGTCAAATCTTGAATAGGGAAACCCTCAGTACCAATCTCCAAGAACTCCATAATATCAGGATGTTCTACAGGAAGATAAGGTGAGAATCTACCTCTACGTGTTGAACCTTGTGAAATGTTATCAACAACACTCTCAAATAAGTTCATAAAGTGTACTGAACCAGGTGCGTGACCATTGTCAGTAATTTCAGCACCTCTTTCTCTAATGTTACCAAAGTAACCTGAGGTACCTCCACCCATCTTACTCATTTCACCGACCTCAGCCTGTGTATATAAGATTGACTCGATGTTATCTCCGATGTTAGACCCGAAACAACTTACAGGTAAACCTCTTCTTTTTCCAAAGTTTGCCCACACTGGTGATGATAAAGAATACCATCCTCTACCCATGTAGTCGTAGAATTTATCTGCAAAACCCTCGATACCTAACAACTTTTCTGCATGTTCAGCAATTGTTCTAATTCTTTCTAAAGGTTCTTCACCTTCACTTAAATACCCTCTTTGTAGAAACGTTACCGATTCTTCATTAATCCAATCAAAAGGTTTTCTATCTTTCATATTAATTTTTTATTATTGTTTTTTTTAAAATAAGTCGTTTGACGTAATTGATTTTGATTTCTTACTATAGTTAATACTTCTTTTGTTGAAGAAATCTGTGTGTTTGGTAGTTAGAATTTCATCATCAAACCATTCTGTTGTTTCTAACAAAGGTTCTCTGATTTCAAAAATACTGTCAATACCAATAGAGTTTAATGATATATTAAATCTATTTTTAATAAACTCCATTGTCTCAGCTTTTGTCAAGAAATCTAAATCTCCCTTTTCAAAAATCCAATCTACAATCTCACTTTCCGCTTCATACGCCTCCATTGTTGCGTTTACCAAATCATCTTTTAACTCTTCTGTCCACCATGATGGGTTTTCTTCTTTGATTAGATTTACCAAATCAAATCCAAACTCAGCATGAATATTTTCCTCTTTTGATGTTGCCTCAACCGCATTACTAATACCTTTTAACATATTTTTATGTTTGTTGAAAGACAACATAACTAAAAATTGTGAGAATAATGATACGTTTTCTACGAACATTGAGAATAATACAACAGATTCAAAGTATTCTTTGTTTTCAACTGACTTAGAATTTGATATAGATTTTTCTAAGTATTTAATTCTTCTACGAATTGCTGGTACTTGTAATAAGTTTTCAAACTCATTATTAAGACCTAACAATTGAATTAAATGTGAATACGCATCTGCGTGTCTAACTTCAGACTCAGCAAACGTAGCACCAACATTTCCGATTTCAGGTTTTGGCATTCTTTTGTAGATATCACCCCAAAACGTTTTAACCGCAACCTCAATTTGTGAAATTGCCAACATAGCTCTTTCAACTGCTGATTTTTCTTTTTCACTTAAGTGAACTTTATAGTCCTGAATATCTGAAGTAAAATTAAACTCAGTATGTACCCAATATGAATGACGAATAGCATCGACATACTCATTTAAACTTGGGTAGTCATAAGGTTTAAGGTTTACTCTCTTTGCAAAAATGTTTGGTCTATGTTTAGAACGATAAATGATGTATTCTTTAGCAATCTCATTTAAACCGTTATCCATTAGTTTGTTCTCCACCATATCGTGAATTTCATCAACATGTGGAACATTATCTTTATTATTTCTGAATAGAGCTTTTGTAGATATTCTTGCGATTCTTTCCGCAGCTTCTTCATCTACTCTATCTATACTTTCCATAGCACTTAGGATTGCCCTTTCAATTTTTTCTGTTTGAAATGGGACTTTATCTCCGCTTCTTTTAATGACATAACGAATGTCTTTACTTACCTGACTAATTAAACTTTCCATAATATTTTCTTTGTATTTTATTTAATGTTTGGAGTTTGATTGTTGTTGTTAGAATTTTCTCTATTCTTACGTTTCTCCAATAATTCTTTGATACGGTCTTTGTTTCTTTCTTCTTTTTGTTCTTCTAAACCTAAGAAAGTAACACTTGATTCTGTATCGATTTCCATCATCTCGTTGTCGAACTTACAATTTTCAAACACGATACCGTCTTTACCAATACGAGATTTGGTGATTGCGATTGTAGCCAAATTCATTTCTTTCTGTTGTAATGATTTTGCAACAGAAATAATTACGTGACCAACTTGTGCTTTTTTGATAGAACCACCCATTTGGTCAGTCGTAACCACCTCTGATGAAATAGAGGAACGGTTACCTTGTGTTGCAGTCCATCCAACAATGTCTAACTCATGACACATCGCTTCAAAACCTCTCATTACTGAACCTTCACTTTTCCATTCGTCCCCTAAATTTTTATCAGGAACGACACAATCAATATAATCCAAAACAACCATATCTATCTTATTACCTTCAGCAATCATTTTACGAATCTGATTTTTAATCTGATTCATGGTTAATGTGTCTGACGGTAATTTTTTTAAGACCAGTCTATTTGAAGCATTTTCCTTAATCTGTCTTACTTTATTTAAAACATCTTCTTTATGTAATGACAGATTGTCAGGAGCAATCTTTGTCCACATAGTGAAGTGTTTTCTTTGGATAATTTTAGGATTGTCCTCAAAGAATATCTGTAACACATTGTAACCCAAGTTAAATGCGTTGTTGGATATCTTACTTAAGACCGTTGTTTTACCAACACCAGTAGGTGCCAGTATTACTCCAATCTCACCTTTTGCCAACCCACCTTTTAGTAGGTTGTCAATACCGACAATACCCATCGGAATCGGGTGACGGAAATCGTCATCCAAAACCTCATCCAAATTAAAGAAAACATCTGCAGTTCCAGAATCAACTTCACCTACCTGTAATGCTTCACGAACCATCTCTTCTAAGTGGTCGTATGACTCAAAATCACCTTTGTCGATAATCTTTTGAGCTTTGGTCATTACCTTCTGAAGTTCTTGTTGTTTACAGAACTTTAAAGACTTCTCTTGAACGTATTGGTGACCCTCGTTTGAAGCCTCTTTTACTTGCCCAATCATATCCAGGACCATTTTTTGAGCCATTGGAGATGTTACTTCGGACTTTGTAATCTGTTCTAAAGTTGAAAATGAAGGAGTGTGTTCGTACTTCTGATAGTACTCCTTCGTCATCTGCATGATTAACTTAAAATATTGATTGTCAAAGTACTTTGGTTCGAGAACATCTACGATAGAATTCGCAAAATCCTTGTATAGGATAATGTTGTTAAGAAGTTGTAGTTGAAATGTGTTTCCGAGGTATCCAAAATTCTTTTCTTTTGACATAATTTATTAAGCTTTAATCTTTGTGTGTAGAATATAAATATGGTTAAACTAGTTGATAGTCCATGTAGGTGTAAGATAAATTTTCCGATGAAAAAATGTCAGTCAAGTCGCGAAGCAACTTTTTTAGGTGTGGGCGTACGTCTACGGTATATCTTGTCTTTGGAGGGTATACCTTTGCGTCCCATATTCTATGACAAATTGTCTCATCTCCTATCCTAATATAGACATTAAAATTCTCAGGACCGTCCGTGTTTGAGGTGTCCAAAATGTCAGGATTTGAAAAAATTTGTTCAGCATTATCGTTAAGATAATTCAACGCTTTAGTCTTTAAATCTTTCTGAATGTTCTCAGAAAGAGACCTTACCAAATTGTACAAATCAACACTAGCTCTCGCCTTAGGATTGTACCCCCTAACATTGAAGTATCTCTGTACTACAATGTTGTCATTAAGTGTTAACAAAAACTCTAACTTTGTAACGTCACTTTTTTCTTTCATAATTTTCTTTTTTTGTTTTTAAATCTTCTTTTTTCTTTACGAGTAAGTTTCATAAAAGGTGTTAAAAATTCTACCCAAGCATTGTCATGTTTAGGTAGGTACTTAAAAATTCCATCACTCATCATCATCCTCATTAGGTTCTTATATCCTCTACCATCGGGGTCCAAATTTTCTTTATGGTAAAGTTCAATAGTCTCCTTTGACTCTTCAGTTAGCAATGGTTTGGACAAATCTACGAGTTTTTTGTTAATATCAAAAAATTCTTCACCAAAAACCCCTTTTCTTGTTTTACCCGATAAAAGGTTTTGTAATGCTCGATTGTCTTTGTCCGTTTTGTGTAATTCCTCAGCACGTTGTTTAATATCGTCAACAGATACCGTATTATCAACTATGTCAGGAAATAATTTAACAAATGTCTTTTCACCCATATATTGAATACCGTCAATATTATCTGATTTATCACCAGATATAATTTTAAATGTTGCAATATTACTATGGGGTATTGAGATGTCTTTTAGAGGTACCAAATCTCCGTTCTTAAGAGTTATCTTCTTCATGGGTTGGTACACCTCAACATTCTCTGAGATAAGTTGTGTAAGGTCTTTATCTGAAGAGAATATGGTTTTGTACTCGTCTTCAGATATTTGACAATAGTATGCAATTAAATCATCACTTTCAGTTTCTTCTATGGATACCTGACGTATAAACATCTCCTCAAGATATGCTTGAATGCGTTGCATCTGCCATTCAAACGATTCTCTCTTAGATTCGTTTAATGTTTGTTTTCTGTTTTGTTTATAATCAGGGGAGATAAGTCGTCTTTGGGCGGAGTTATTTTCTCCATCCCAAAAGACGATTACTTTGTCATAGTTGTGTTCAGTTAAGAACCTTCTGATAGTATTAACGAAATGATAAATTCCACCAATATGTTTTCCTTCGTGATAGAATTCTCTAACACCGTGAAAACCTATTTTGAATAAATTATTTCCGTCTACTAATAATGTTTTAACCACGTTTATTGTGTTAAATGGTTACACTTCTTTTTCTTCTTCCAATTTGAAGTCACCCTCTGTTCCGATGACCTCTTTCCAATAGTCCGCCTGTTCAGACTTATACGCCTCAATAGACTTCTTTTCTTCTGTTGAATCTTTACCAGCCAAAAATCCATGAGGTGTTACGATGATTTTACCATCTTCATAACCCAAACCATTAATATGGTTTTTCATCACAGATACTTTAGTTCTGGTCGCAAACTTAACTTTTCTCTTGTCTTTAACTGCCGTGATTTTGTTGGTACCCGCATTTTTTTGATTACCAAATAAAAATACCAAAGACGAGTTTAACCAAATAGACTCACCACCCTTAGCTTTAATCTTTGGTTGCCCAAACGGATTGTCAGGTAGTTCAACCCACGGTTGATTAACAATAACCAATGTGTTTTCATATTTTGAATCCGCTCTACGAGAACCTGAAATACGTTGGTTGATACCCATACCAATCTTATCAGCTAAAGTGGCCGCGTTGTGTTGTTTACCACCTTTACCTTCATAAGTCATTTTACACGGTACTGAACCTACAGAATCCCATAAGAACAACAAATCATATTCTAACTCACCTTTTGCTTGTGCATCTAATAGTTCGTTGATATAATCTGTGATTTGTTCAATGTATTCAAAATTGTTGTTAAAGATAAAGAATCCATCCCAATCCAATTCACCCGTTTCCTCATCAACCACTTCCTCACATTCAAAACCCATAAGTTTTGCATGTTCAAAAGACCATTTCTGTTCTGTGATGATAAACACAGGTAACATACCTCTTCGTTGAGCATCAACCGCAGTCTTTACCAACGCAGTAGTTTTACCTGTATCTGAATGACCTAAGAACATATTTAAATGTCCAATTGCAGGACCAGGAACACCAACAGCATCCAAGAACTGTTCACCCAAATCAAAAAATCTTTGGGGTTTGTATTTTGCAGAAGTTGAGAACTTCTTTTTAATACTACTAAAATCTTTTTTCTTAATTGCCATAATCTTTACATTATAAAGATGGTGCAGACATTGCCTGCACCATCATGTTAACTTTCTTTAGAATGGTAGGTCGTCATCTACCTCAGCCGTAGCTTGTGGGTCTACTGTATCTTCAGTTGTAGAAGATGAACCACCGATAGACATTTCTGATTCCTCACCATAAACATATTTTTTCAACTCTGAATCCCAAACAGGTGTCTCACCTCTTGCGATTGCTTCCAAATACTCAACAGGTTTTTGAGCATATACGTCTTGCCAAGTAAGTTCGTCTTCAACCCATTCTTTCATTTGACCTGCGTCTTCATGAATTGCACATGGGTCGTCATACATAACTGTTTGAACTACAGTGTACTCAATACCTTTTGGAGTTTTTGCTTTAGCCAACTCGATAATCAAATCTCTACCTTCGTTAGCATCGGTTACATCACCTTTAGCCTTCCAAATAGGGATAA